ATATTACCTTCAGCGTCAGTATAAACTACTAATCCCCCTTCTACTTCGTGTCTTCCTTCTGGGGCTTCTTTATAACCTTCACCTACTTTAACTAAAACCATATCACCTACTGATATTGCATCACCTTTGGTTAATACTCTAATTTCAGTTCCATCAAGTAATTTGGTGTCTATTTCATTTGTATAACCATCAGCCATTACAACATTATCATCTTCTAATATATCTTCCATTTCTTCTTCACCAACAACAGCACCTACTGATGTGATTTTACCTGATGCTACAGTTAAAGTTACACCATCTTCTAAAATATAATCACCGTCTTCAATATCCATTTCACCATCAGCGGTAATTTCTTTTACCATTTCACCAACATCTAATCCTTCTCCGTAACATCTGATTATTCTACCATCTTGTGTTTTATAATCACCAGCAAAAACTTCTTCTGTTGTAGAAAAAAGTTCTTTGATTTTTGTTAAAATACCTTTTTTATCCATAATATTTTCTTTTAAATATAATTATTTTTATTGTGTTTAATAGATTTTATTTGTTCAATCTATCCTTCATATCCATAGAGGTTGTAAAAAAGGTTTTAAACCCCTTTAAAAACTTTAATATTTTGTCTGTTATACCCTCACCTTTAACCCATTTTATTTTTTCATCTACACTGGTATATTCAATCCATACAAAAAATCCGGTCCAAAACTTGGTGAAGGCAAAATCAAACCACACATAATTTCTTGTGATGTCGTTAATCATAAATTTATCTATCAAAAATGAAAAAAATATTACTGATAAATACACCAATAACTTAATACATAATCCTCGTCTTGTCTTACCACTGGTTATTGTTTCCCCCTTTTGACGGGCATACCATCTACCAACGAAGGTATCAAATATTACAGATATTGTTATGATTAACATTAGAGGAAATAGGGGGGTTAAAAACATTAAAAACCATACCCAAAAATTACTTAATAATATTTTCATTCTCTTTAAATTTTACTTTACGTGTATATTTTTTTTTATTACGATACACATTTGGACGTGTTGCCATTTTTATTTCATTATATGTAACCTCTATTGGTTTCATAGTCCTAATAATCTTTTAATTTGTTCTTCTTTATCTTCATCAGGTAAATTTGAAAAAACTATATTTTTTACACTGTTGAATATTTTATTAATTAACTCCATTTCGTATTGTTCCTCAAAATAACCCTCCAATGAAAAACCAGTAAACCCTTCTTCTTTAATTTTGTTCCAATAGTCCTCATCTTCAATATAGAATGATGCCACCCAACTACCTTTTGGTAAATTAGGGTATAATTTACTTTCAGCATTGTCTCCAACGATGAAACTTTCAATCATATATACACCACTAGCAATTCTTTTAGGGTCGTGTTCTTCATTTACTCTATGTATTTTGTTTTCCTTAAAGTATTTTTTCATCATCTTTAAGATGGTTCCCTCACTAAACTTAACATAATACTTACCTATTGATGGATTAAATCTTGGGATGGGGGTTTCTGCCAACATAACAGGGGCTGTTATAATTCTTTTTTCATCATTTGTTTTAAATTCTTGTTTGGACATATTGTTATTCCACATATTGTGGTTTGCCCACTCCATTTTTCTTAATGCCCAAGCGATACCTTCATCACCTCCCCAAGCATCCCACATCAATCCACCACATCCTTCATTATAAGGAACATCTTTATTTTGTTGATGTCTTTTAAATGATGCCATCCTACCGATTGTATCCATAGATAAATTTTCCCTATTACATAATTGATTGGCTCTTGTCCAACCAACTTGCGTCCCACATTCTACTTTGGGGTTATCATCTCTATATTTGATTGCCCTACAAGCGTTTTCACTTGCTGACTTTGGATAGTCGTTATAAGTGTCTGACATAACACTAAACATATTCCATTCTAATTCAGTTGCGGGATTTGTTACGAAACTAATAGCATCTACCCCTGATTTCATATCTGTTTCGTCTATTTCCAAATAAAATATTGGTTCATTCATAATCTTAAATATTAAAAAATAAATTTAGTTTAATGGTTTAAAATTCAACTGAACGCTCAATTCTATTTACCCTCTTTTGACTATTGGTTATTTCTGTTTCAACAACATACGCCCTTACTGGTTGATTACTTCTATTATCAGTAAAGATTGTTCCTGATCCGGATGACCCTTGTGATGCCAAAGCTGGGGCTAATGATATTCCCCCACCTGCTTGATTGATTAAAGATAAAGTATTGGGGAACATCGCCGCTGAATTTGCGTTAATAACCGCCTCACCTGGTGCTAATAAAGAAGGGACACTATCAATACTACCATCACCACTACCAGGAACAATACCCCCACGAGCGGCTTTGAATTGTTGTTTAGATATTGTAGCAACTTGTATTCCTGTAAGAGCTCCAGCCATTGCTGCCATAATAATACCTACGGGAACTAATGGTTGGGTTGCCAATCCATTTAAAACCGCTTGTGCTCCTGTCATTATTGCATTAGAAATATTAAATGCTTTATCTCTGTTAAATTGTTTTCTTTTTAATGCAATTTCTTCTTGTTCCCTTTGTTGGTCCAAGGCTTTCTTCTGTGCATTAAATTCTTCTTCTGTTAAAGCTTTTTGGTCGTATAGGGTTTGTAAATTATCACTTTCAGTTTTATACCTTGAATTAACAGCATCTATTTGATTTTGGGTTTGTTGAGCGAATAATGCGTTAATAGCATCTGCCATCTCCATTACTTTACCACCCCATAATCCTAATTGGTCAGCCATATCAGTTAATGTTTCACTAAACTTATCTTTAGTGTTTTGATTTGTTGCTGACTGAATATCCATAATTTTTATCTGTGCGGTTTGTTCCAACTCAACCCTATCTTTTTCATATTGAGCGTCTATTTTAGTTTTATCTTCCCCATTCTCTTCAGCTAATTTTAAATCGTCTTGGTATTTTTCATATAAAATATCTAATTCTTTTTGTGATATATTATTTACTTGTTCTATTTCAACTTCTTCATAATATTTTAGGGTTTCTAATCTTAATTTTTTCTTCTCTTCTTCAGTTTTGTTTGACGCATCTATCTCTTTTAATGCCATTTGTTTATCAAACTGAACTTTTGATTGTCCAAGTTGGTAATATAATAAATCAGCGGATGCAATATTATCACTTGTCCTCTCTTCTAAATCTGCTTTAATTTTAGCTCTGTCTTCTTGTCTTAATAATTCTTTTTTAGCTAATAATTCTAATTCAATATCTAATAAATTATTTATACCATTCATATTAATTTTTATTAACTCGGCACGATATTGTTTTTCACTCATCGTTCCATTAACAAAAATCTCTTCTAAAGCATCTAATTCTCGTTGGGTTGCTTTTTCTACTAAACTATTTTTAAAGGTATCATAATCCAAATCAGCCTTTACTAAATCTTGTTGTATTTTATTTCTTTTTTCATAAATACCATCCCCTATTTTTTCTCTATCAATTTCTAATACCGTTAATTGTTGTATTGCTGATTTTTCCCTTTCTAATTCACCGTTTATTCTATCTAATAAATTTCTTTTTTGTTCTACCGCTGCAGCATTTTTATCATTTGCATCAGTATTAACATTTATAGCCTTAGTATTAGTATTAACCGCATCTGTGTTTGGCATTAGGGTTTTAGTCATTTTATCTATTTCAGATTGTGTCTGTAATATATTACCCCCAAGTGATGATAAACCATCATTAGTCGCTCTAATAGTTTGGGTGGTTTTTGTCCACGCAGCACTAAACTCACTATTTTTATCAAGGAATTGTTCAAAAGTTTGGGTCTCTTTATAATATGTGCCCGCACCACTAGCCTCACCTGCTTTACTTCTTTGTTTTTCAAATTGTTCTCTTAATTCAGCTTGTTTTTTTTCTTGTGTAAATCTCTGTGCATTTAATTTACCAATCTCTTCTTCGTTTTTTGTTATTTTATATTTGTTATATGATAGGGCGATGTATTGTGCAACGGCAGTATTTAACTGATTTTGAAATGCAATCTCACTCCCCATATTTTTTAAGATAGTTCCATACTTCCCATTGATTTGGGTTATTAAACTACTCCTTTCTTTTGACCCTGCATTGGTGGCTTTCAGTTGATATATTAAAGATGTAAATTCTTGTGTCTCTTTTGCTAAATAAGTTGCTTGTTCTTTTTCTTCCTCCTTTAATTTTGCTAATACATCTTTCCTTTTTTTATCTTCTTTTGTTGCTTCCTTACTGGCTTGCATATAATCATAAACACCGTAGGCGATTGCCGCTAAACCTGCTGCGATTGCCACAAATGGTATTGATTTCATTGCCGTGCTTAATGCTGTAACGGGGACAACTGCTGCCCCTGCTGCTGCTCCTGCTGCCGTTTCACCAACTGCAAGGGCGGTTGCTGATGCTGCCGCTGCTACTTGTTGTGTTTTAATAAATCCTAATGCTTGTCCTAATCCTTGAAACGACGCCTTTATTTCTGTTACTTTATCTTCTAATCCCCCAAAAAATTCTAATGATGAGGTTAATGCCATTGCTGCTTGTAAAGTAACCATCGTCTTTTGTAAGTTTTCACTTTCAACACCAAATAATGTAGCAGCACCCATAATACCTTGAAATGCGTTTACACCTATTGATGCGACATTAGTTAAACCTTTAGCTAAATTCTCCGTTAAATTACCCGCAGTTGCTTTAATAACCGCACTTGTATCTTGTATTGTATCTCTTAATTGTCCCGCTCGTTGGGATAATTCATTAAACCTTGCTGAACCTGGTTCTAATCCCTGTAATTCTTGGGTTACCTGTCTTAATTGGGCTCTTAAAGAGGTTGTTGTTTTTTCGGTTTGTTGTAGGGAAGTATTTAAATTATTAACTGAATTTTGTGCTCCCCTCTCATCAACCTTAATATTTATCTGTGCTGTTTGTGCCATAATTATTTATCTTTACTTACTTTTATTATTGTTTTATCATCATAATACCTGCGACATTAAGTGGGGCTGCTCCCGTTCCATCTGTTTGGTAAACATCGCTTGGAAGTAAACCAGCAGTG